ATTCAACGAACCATTTTGCTTGCCATTCATCGTATTTTGCTTTTCTCTCTTCATGAGTATCACCCTCAAATGATTTTATACTTTTCGGGCGAGCCATAATTCTCATACCAATTTGTCCTTTAAAATGCTCTTTAAGATCATTTACTAAATCATCACAAGATTTGTGTCTCTTCCCTTTGACTTTTGGGTCCATAATATTAACCATTAACCATCCACCTGGAGCCAATTTATCAAATGCTTTTTTCATTACAGGAAGATAAAAACCATCTCTCCATTCTTCGTATGAATTATATCTGCTCCATGATTGATCTTCTTCATACTTACTACCTTCTGCATATCGTTCAGTAGCAAAATATGGTGGAGAACTAAACATGATATCAATATCATTTGGAATTTCATCCCACGGCAAGTCCTCTGCCGGTGATCTATAAATTTTTACTTTCTTTTTTCCTTCTACTGTAAACCAATTATCTCCAAACTCAGATTTAGGTTTTTCATTACCTAACCACGCTTCATACGTTTCTGCCATCTTGTGATAATTTTCATGGAGAGCTCCATTCGGGTCCATACCATAATACTCTTCAGCATTTGATGCAAAGAATCCTGCCATTCGATCTCCCCAACCTGAACTTGTATCGAGTACTTTTTTAGATTTAGTAAAATCATAAAAAGCTTTAGCTACTGATGGTTTGAATTGTGTCGCAAAATATGCTCCAACTCGAACACCCTCAATGTACAAATTATTCTTGAGAGGCATTTCACATTTTGGATGTAATCTCCATATCGGAGAAAGAATTTGTTTCAAGTCTGTTTGATCATTCCACATTGTAATAGGACTTGGTGATCTATCATAGCTACACTTCATTCGTTCACGATTCATAAACGCATCTGAAATAATATTATAGTTCGAACTATAATTAAGTATACCCATTCCCCATTCCGGAAAATTGCCCACGTAGTCATCATATTTTTCGTGAACTGTTTTACATTTTTCTTTTGGGTAAATATTTTCGCTTAAGTTGAGCTCACGGAGATCATAAAAAGTTTGTCGAACTCCGTGCATGTCAAATTCCCTGAATGGAAATTTGGGATGGTGTTTTTCAAAAAAATGAATCAGAGTATCGATCATGACTTTCGCCCGTTTGGACATGGGCAAAGAAGTGTCTGGATCGACATATTTCGTATTTAAATTCTGCCAAGTGAATAAATCGAATACTGGCAACCCAAATTCATTCGTATTATCTTCATAAATTTTTAATAATTCTTCGTTCATTTGAATTCACAATCCACCATCATCTCTGTGAGACAGGCGACTAGGTTAATTTCTTGGTCTGCAACAAACGCAGACTTATACTGATATTCCGCAATAATAAGAACAGCTTGTGGGATTGAAGTATCTTTAAGATGTTCATGTATTCCATCATAAATCTTTCTGAAAATCTTTACTGGATCATTATCAATGTTTTGAGTGACCCATTTACGAACTTCTGAAAAATGTTTTTCCTTCAAGGCCTTCATCAATTCAAGGAGATTGATTTCTCCAATCTGTGCCAAGATACCGGCGTCAATAATTCCACCAGCTGCATATCTCTGTAGTTCGTTTATTACTCTCCTCATATCTGGGAAGTGTTTCAAAACTAATTCAACAAGAACCTTTTCATCAAACTTGATTCCTTTCGCCGTCAAAATTTCTTTGACTCTCACTAAACATTCTTGTCCAAGTTTTGGTTTCTCTGATCTTGGAATTACAAATTCTACTACAGAGCAACGGCTATGGATAGGATCAATGATCCGATTACGAAAATTACAAGTAAAGATAAAACTAACATTGGCGCTAAATTTTTCAATGAACCCCCTTAGTGCAGGTTGAACCGATTCAGCATTCATGTAATCTGCTTCATCGACAATTACAACTTTTCTTCCGCCTTGCATAGAAACAGAACTACAATATTGCTGAAGAAGTGTTCTAACAGTATCTATGTTTCTTCCCTCATTAGAACCATTAATCATTAAATGGTCAACTCCAATTTCATCACACATAGCACGTGCTACTGTAGTTTTACCTACACCTGCTCCGCCTGATAAAAGTAAATTGGGAATTTTACCATCATTCACAAAGCCTTGAAAGACTTCTTTAATTGGCTCTAGTAGAACACAATCCGCCACTTTCTTTGGACGGAATTCTTCTACCCATAAAAAATTATCCATTATAATTTGAATTCTGTTCAGTTGCTATCCAATATTGTAGTTTAGAATGTTCGTGTGCAAAATGTGCAATACCTTTGGAAGAAATTCCAACTTGATATCCACCACTCAAGAGTTTCATATTTTCAATTTTGAAAACCATCTGAAAGTCTTTATCTGTAGTTCCAACTTCTTCTCGATGTTCATCAGTAGAAGTATTATTGGTATCGGTTGATACTAAAAATATTTTACTTCCATCTCCATGTACAACCAATTCTGGTAATGATAAAATTTGTGCCATTTTTAAACACGCATCGTATTTATCTTTTGGCATTTTAAATTTGATCTCCGGATCAGGAAAGTCAAGTTTTTTCTCTGGAGGTAAAACTAACATGGCCGGATCACCATAAGTATATTTCGTTAGACCATTAATTAACATTTGAGTTTCATTAAGAGTCAAGTCTGGAACTTTATCATAAAAACTTAATGCTCCCAATAATCTATTAAGATCATAAATGGCAAATGTTCTAGGAATATCCTCACTAATTTCTGCACTTGTCAGAATATTTTTTTGGGGGGAAATTGTTGATAGGGTTTGACCTTCTTTGAATTGTATGTTCTGATTTATTGTTGCGTAGTTTTTAAGTATCGCGAGTGTTTCGGCTGTAAGTTTCATATAACTCCGTATGTTGATTTATTAATTGTATATCTTATTATAACATGTATTTTTGATTTGTCAAGATGAATGAGCTGTCGTAATCGGCTTTTTAGGATTCTTCTTTGCAGCTCGTTCTGCGGCTCTTCTTTCTTGTCTTGTTTTTTTCCTTTCTTCGTGTTTGGGTCTTTCTTGTATATCTACTCCGTGAGAAGCATATTCTAATTTACCTAAATCTTTTAATGTTCCATTAAACACATAAGTACCAACATGATTTACTTCCATCCACGGACATAACCAAGTTGTAAACCCTATCTTTCTTGCGAATTGACAAAACATATAATCTTCAGACAAATATCGATCTGAACCACCTGCTCCTTTTCCTGCATAGATTTCATTATCAATGACAGTATCAAAAAAGGCATGAATGTATCGTTTACCATCGAAATGTTCTGAACGATTGTGATCTGGCTTGTAGGAAAATTGTGGATATTCATCTCTGAATTTTTCAAAGACTTCACGAGCAATCATAACAAAACCCGTACCCACTTCTAATACTTCAGTAGGTTCATCGATTTTAATTTGAGTTGTTCCTGCTGTTGGATTAAACACAAAATCTCCTGTAAATTTTTCTAGTACAGTAGGATTTTCATCTGCTAATCCTGCATCGACTGCATTACGTACTTTTTCCCATGCAATACATTTCTTTGGATAAGGTCCACCAATAATAGGCTTATCAGGTCCAATAAGAGAAGCAAGTGCTAATACATCTTGAGGATTAAAGTTAATGTCCGAATCGATGAACATCAGGTGGGTATAGGGGGAACGTAGAAATTCATCTACTAAGTAATTACGTGCTCTTGTAATTAAACTTTCATTAAAAAGATAAAAGAACTTTACATCCATTCCATATTTGGTGGCGGTTGTTGCCAAATCACAAGATGCTTTAGTATACATTCCATGACATTGACCGCCATACATAGGCGTACCGACAAATATTTTCTTTTTTCTTAATTCATTAATATCTATTGAAATTTTCATTATTATTCACTTTCATAAAAAAGTTGAGTAGAGCTTAGACTATCCCACAGTACTCGACTCATCTTCCGTTACCGCTTCGCGTTCTCCGGAGTCATAAGCTTTTCCACTCCCTCACCCGTTGGCACGTTACCGTTGGTCTTATTGGAGGGGACCCTTAACTTCATCTAAGTAGAGTCACATATTCACATTCAGGTATGGCAGTCCGTCCCTACCCCCTGGCTTTAGTGTCGTTTGCTCAACTTTATTTAATTTTAGATTCATCTATTCCACCATGTTTCTCAATCACTTTATCAATAATTGAACATGGTACATATCCATAAACAGTATCACAAAGATTTTCTTCATTTTCTGCATATCTTGCAATCAATGATTCTTCAGCAGAAGGAAAACCAATTTCGGCATCTTCATAACTATCTACTACATCTCTTGGAGTACTGTAATGTGATTGTCCTGCTTGAACAGACATTTCAAATCCATCATTACAAATCACATGTGGAGTGTGAGAACTAGTAATGCCTGGCACAAGTTTTGTAACTGTTCTATACTTCTGTATAAATTCATTAATCTTCATATTATATATATGTGTTTAAGATTTACCTTGTTTATATTCTCTTGCGTGTTGCTGTGCTTCTTTTTTTGTCTTAAAAAAACCACCGCCCATTTCTACTTCATCTTCGTATCTACGCACAAAGTATTTGCCTACTGTTGGTGAACCAAAAATAAATTCACCTTCTTCAAGGATTTCAATTTTTGTTGTTTTCATATTGTCTCATAAAAAAATGTAAATCTTTTTCCAACGTTGCTACACGTTCTCTAAGATTTATTATTTGGTTTTCTAGTTTATCAATTCTACTAGTATTAGGTTTAAACGGATTCATAATTTTATATTATTAAATGTTAATCGGCCTGACAGAGCGGGTGTCTTGATATCAGGCCAACTATCTCAGACTTTGACAAGCATAGCTACGAGCTTTCTAGAAACTTCGTCTGGGAGGAGATTCATATTTATATTATCGATGACCACTCCAATTTTCATAAGGGTCATCAAACATTTCCATTTGTCTTCGATCATGCCGGTTAAGTATTTCTTCATCGACCTTTTCTTCATCAATTACATGTTGAGGTCGCTTCGGCATATACTCGTAATTTCCCTCATCGACATTTTCCAAAAGGTCTTTTATCTCATTTAAACTTTTAGTAATAGGTTCTTCTGCAACTTTTCGTGCAATATTATCTACCATTCCTTGACTCCATAGATAGGTTAATTTACTCATATTATTTTTGTATTTTCAACAGTTGTTTGAGCTCTTTCTATTTTTTTCTTTAATAGTTTTTTCTCGTTATCATCTTTACACAATTTCAACTTTTCTTCGTATGCAAGAATAGATGCTTTTGTGCGTTCGACCGCGCCTTCTTGACGCGCCCGTTTTCCATGTTGTTTACTTTTGGTCATATTTTTTTATAGACTAAACATGAATATTGCTGTAAGGTATAACATACCCATCATCAATACGAATGTTGCAATCTCTTCAAGCCACATTTTCATTGTTTATCTCAGTTAAAGAGTCTCTCCAGTCACCCAATTCAGAATCAACTCCTGTATGGGTAATTCCTTCTTCTGAAAGAAAAACTGGGTTTGTAATTTGTAAAAGTTTGCCTTCTTTAACATCCCATGTATCACAAGCAATATCAGTTGCGAGATTTGGTTCGTTTTCAAAAGCAAAAACTTTACCATCCATAT